GAAAATGATGTGCACCATTCTTAATTACAATAGATTTATCTTCAGGTATTTGAAAAAAATATCTAAATTTTTCATAACACCAATGAGAGTTAAAAACATACCAATCATATTCATGGTGTCTGTCTTTATTTCTAAAAAAATTTTGTAAATTAGGCTGATCCCAAGAATTTTTCTGCCAAAGAATATTAATTTTGTTTGGATCTAAAGGAACTTTCCCAGGAATTGATGTGCAAATTTGAAACTTACTTAATAAATCTTTAGATACATATTTTATTAATAACTCATGCTGAATCTCTGTAGCACCTCTAGGTTTCATAAATACTTTCTAAAATTTTATACGTAGTTATTCCTAATTGATTATTATATAGAGGACTACAACATATAAAAATAATGTCAAATTTATTTTGATTAATTATATTTAAATGATAATCAAATTTAAATTTTTTAATATTATCTCTAAAAATATCCCAATGATATTCATCTCTAATTGGCTCAGAATCTGAATTACATACCCATGTATAATTTATTTTTTGTGGAAAAATTTTTACTAAATGGTATAGCCAATTACCTTCGTGTAACCAATTCTTTTCAGGTTGATATCCTGCATCATGGTGATGGTCAATATTATATAAATTACAAAATTCAAATTTTAAATTAAAATATTTATTTATATTATGATGATCAATGTCAAAAATAATTTTTTTATTTTGATTTAATATTGGAATAATAAAAGGAAAAAATTCTCGTTGATTTTTTAAAGTCGTTATCCAATCACAATCAATAGATAAAACATTATAATCTGATAACATTATTTTTTGGTAAATGCTTCTATGTTAACTCTTGTTACCTTTACCTCTAAATCTTGTCTGAAATCATCGACAGTAGTATCAGTATTGGGGTCATTAACATCAGCATCAAAAGCAGCTTTAGATTCATAAACTTTACCCGTTCTTTTATGTTTAATTATTTCCTTAGTTTCTACTGGTATTTTTTTTATCTCACTCATTTAGACCAACTCTTTCTCTCTTGAAAATTACATACTAAAGCATATTTTATACCTTTTTTAACTTTTGGTGTAAAGTGATTTAACCATGCTGACCAAAACAAAAACATATTTTTTTTAATTTCTAATTTTAAGTTTAATTGTGGATAATAAATTTCACTTTCAACATCATTTAAATACAGACATGCAGAATAATTATATGGTTCATGATTATGCTTTGCAGTTGCATGACCTTCATTTACTTTAATACCCCAAGCATCTACTAATCCTATACTTTTAATATTAAAAGGTTTTACTTGATCAAAAAAATTATTTAAAATATTATTAAATTTTTTATCGTCTACAAAAGTGTTCCAATCAGTAATCTGACCACTTACATTTGTCTTGTAACTTAACTCACCAATGTTGTTGTTAATTTTATTAATAAAGTATTCCGTATCAATGTCCTCTAATTCATACTGCATAAAAAACATTTCTCTTAATATAGGATATTGATAATGTATTAATTTTTTCAAGCTCTACCTTGCCTATTGTATTTTTTGAAATCTCTTTTTTCTGATTTTGATAAAGTTTTTTTATGTCTTCTAGGACGTTTACGAGGTTTTGGCCTAGGTACAAAATGAACAAATTTTTGTTTAGCCATTCTCCTGTGATCTATCTATTTGTGCATAACTTATAGCACCTTGAATTGTATTACTGCCTGTAGCTGCTGTAACAGTTATTGAATCGCCAGCCTCTAAATTTAAACCTTGAGGAGTTGCGTTAACTTGTGATTTTGCAGCAACATCATCTCTAAAAAATTCATACTCTGTGCTTGAATCAGATGAGTCAACTAAATTCATATTAACTAAAACAGCTGAAGATGCATCGTTGTTAGCACAGTAAACACTTTTTACTATACATGTTGCATCAGCAGGGCACGTAAAAACTGTAGTCTTTCCTGTGCTAGCTTGTTTGAAACCTTGATTTTTATATCTTATTGTCATGATAAAAAGTAATTAAAAGCATCTTGTTCGTTTTTAAGTTCTTGTTGATAAGAAGTGTTTAACTTATCTTGCATCGTTCGTAAAGACTGAGTTACTTGTCTTTGATTTTCACTGCTATAAACAGTAGCTGGTTCAGGTATTAGTATATCTATTCTTGCCATAATTATCTTTTAAATTTTACACCAGTTGCGGTCGCAATGCAAAGTCTTTCTTTTTTATTTATTCCAGGTTCAGGTCTATGAGTAAGTTCAGATCCCCATAAATACCACCTATTTTTTTCTGCTTTTGTAATATATCTAAAATTATCATTTTTAAATTCTGTGCCTAGTGAACTATTTTCAAAGTATAAAATACCAGATACATGAGCATCAACATCAAATTCTTTTTGAAAATGACAATGCCACGTGTCTCTATTTATAGTCTGATTTTTAAGACTTAAATATGACCAAACAAATTCATAAACTATTTCAATATCTTTTTGTAAATAAACTTTTACTAATTCGTAATATTCATTTTTAATATCAACAAATTTAGGATCTTTAAAAATATTTTTATCTGATTGAAAAAGTGGGTGATTACACTTTGGAAATTTTTCACAACAAAAATTTTTTCTAGTGTAACTAATAATATCATCACGATATTGTTCAAGTAATAATGACGAAAAATAGGGTTTAATCATAAAAATTTAAAAATGATCTATCCACGCATTCCATCAAGTTGAACATCTGCTCTGAAAGTACCAAATCTCCAATTTTGGTCAGTAGATGTATTTGCAATTTTTAAACTAGCAAACCTTCCTCTTGCTCTTGTGTCCACTTTCTGTGTAGAACTTGAAACCGTAAAAGGTCCCAAAGGAGAGGAAGCTTCAGTATCACTTGGAAAATTTCTTAATAAAATTGTTACCTGAGCGTTACCTTGAATAGTTTTAAAATCAGGAACAAATCTTCTCATACTCATAAAAAACTCAGCATTTGTACCATCAGGATTTAAACTAAAATCTCCAGACTCTATAAAGGCTGGAATAGCTGTTTTATTTCCAGCGGTATCTACTTCGTTCACACCTTTTTCGTGTTCGAAATATTTTGTAGATCCATTAATATTTGTAACTCCTTGAACGGTTGGAAAAGTACCAACACCTGTTGAAGTAAATTCTGTAGCATATGGGTTTTCAAATAAATTTGCATCTACCCAAGTTGTTCTTGAAAGAGAGCCTGTCACCCAAGTTCCATCTTGATAGTTATAACATACATATCTATCGTTAAAATCAGATGTAGCTTGTGGATAATACCAACAAATTTCTTCATACAAATGATTTAGTCCAACATAAACTGATTCTCCTGCAGAATAATTAACTCCTAAATTATTACCGTTTTTAGTTGTAAATACAAAATCTTCAACTGCGCAAGGAAGTGATTTAACTGTACCATCAAAAGCAAAAAAACCGCCTGACTCACCCATCCAATAAACAATACCATTTACATATTTCATTGCATGTTGTCCGATGCATCCACAATTTGAACCAACTTGTCTAATAGAAAAAGTAAATGGTGGTCCTACAAACTGCATAACATAAGCAGCGTTGTCTGTTAAAATAAAAGTATAATCTTTACCCTTGATAGCCCCAACAATTTTTGTTCCCGAATCTAATCTAAAAGTCCCTGCTGTATTAACTGATGTTGGTGTGTAATCTGAAATATTCTCTTGATCCGAAAATCTTATAAACATTTTGTCTTGTGTTCCCGGTGATCCAATAGTTGTTTCAGTACCTAACATAATTAAATGTCTGTCTCTGTCAGATACTAAAGACATAACAGATGTAGTTGGAGCATTAGATATTATTACTGCTCTTGTATTTAAAGCATTTGGATTAGAGTTTATAGGATTCCAAGAAAAAGATTTTCCATTTTTAATTGTAGCAATTAGTTGTTCTCCAAAGTTATCTAATGACCAAGATGCAGGATCTGTTGTAAGTGTTTGAGATAATGACTCTATACCCCAACCAGTAAAAACTTCAACTCCAGCTCCGCTTGAGTGAGCTGATCTTGTACCCGCTGCAGCTCTTGTAATTCCAGTAAGATCATTAGATGAAACGCCTGTGTATGAAATAAATTCTGCACCAACTTTTATTGTTCCTGTTGATGGAAAACCTGTTGTGGATGCAAGTGTAATTGAAGTCCCTGATCCACCAGTTCCAGCAGTATCATCTAGTAATGCTCCATTCAATGTACTAAATACTTGTTGGCCACCACCCCAAAGTCCTGTACCCCATCCAAATCCAAATGTCGAACCTAGAGCACCTGGTTTTATATATGGAGTAACTGTTGCAGATCCAGAGCCGTTGACCGTGGTTCCTGCTGCGCTTGCCATGGTTATTGTAAATTCATCACTATTAGGAACAGTGACAACTTGAAAAGGATTTGTTTCAAAATCAGATGCAATATACCCTGCCCCTGTTGGTGGTGTCACAGATGAAAATAAAAATATATCTCCAGGTTCTAGACCGTGAGCTGCTTTATTTACAGTTACGGTTGCTGAAGTATTTACCGTATCAAAAGTACAACTAGTTAAAGCAGTACCTAGAGGAGTAATATCAAAAAAGGCTCCTTCATAATAAATTACTAATACTTTGTTTGTCCCTATTGCAGCATACTTTCTACCATCAAGATCAGCCCAAATAAATTGTTCTCTTGCTGCTCCAATTAAAGTTGATTCAAGTATTTGTTCCCAACCACCTATTTTTTCAGGTAGTCCATATCTAAATCTTACAAAATCACCATCAGTCCACTTTCCCTCGGCTCCTGTTTGAGTGACTTGTTTGTTAAATCCTGGGGCTATATTTACTCTTGTTAAAGGCATATCTCATTATACACTATAGTTTATCTTCAAGAAAGACGATATTGGAATATTAGTTTGTGGACAAAAATTAGATTTTAAACTGTTTTTATAAAACACGGCTCTATTTTGTTTTGAATCTATTGTTGATCCACCTAATAAATTAAGTTCTAAATTTGACCAATCTATAAACAATACAAAATTATAAGTATTATGACTATCCACTGTTATTGTTGGAGTGTTAATTTTTTTTGAATTTTTAAATATTTGTATTATAGCTGCATAATTAATTTCTTTAGGATTTATTTTTTTTAAAATTTCATCTAAAAGATAAATATAATCTGAAGTAATATTATTGTTATAATACAAAGTATGTTCTAAATGAAATTTGTATTCACCTAAATAAAAATTAGGTTTAACGAAATTTTTA